CCCGCCGCACCGGGCCGGGCTTTTTGGGCGGCTTCTGTTTTGCCAGCTTATCCTTTGCCTGTTCCAGCTTTTCCCCGCGCTTTTCCATGCGGAGCTTGCTGGCGGCGGTCTGCTCCTGCTGGCTTTTCTGGCGGAATTTCGACCTATGGACACTTTGTCCAGAAGTGCCCCCGGCCTCCGGGCCTGCCGTTTTATTCGTTTCTTGCTTCATGCTTCAAGTCCTCCGGGCGGGTGGTGAGCAGGTTGTAGATCTCCCCCTTGGGAAACCGATCCACAAATGGGATGGTCACATCCCCATAAAACAGCAGCCCCTCGCCCGCGTTGGAATGGGTGATGTAGGAAAGCTGGTGCTCGGAAATACCAAGCTGCTTTGCCAGGATCGCCCGGTCACTTTGGGCCTGGGCCAGCAGGATCATAAAATCCGTGTTGTCCAGAATGGCCTCGATCTCCCGGCTGGCAAGCAGGTCTTTCACATTCTGCGTCAGGGCCGAGGGAACGCAGCCCTTTTTGCGGAGCATCTTCCAGACGGCCACAAAATAGCTGGCGGTCAGCGCGTCCCGCAAAAGGATATGGAACTCGTCAAAATAGCACCAGGTAGAAATGCCGTTGTGGAAGTTCACATTGACCGCCGAAGTTACAAAATCGTTGGTGATGTGCATGGCGATCTTCCGCAGGTTTTCCCCCAGCCCTTTCAACACGATACACACCACGCGGGCGGTCAAGTCCACGTTGGTGGGGTGGTTAAAGAGGTTGAGGGAGCCGGTGCAGTAGAGCTCCAGAGCGGTTGCCACACGGCGGGCCTCCGGCTCCGGCTGTTTCAAAAGCTCCTCGTACAAGTCCTGGAGCAAGGGTGTTTTGGCCGTTTCCAGCCCCAGGGCCATATCCCGGTAAATGAGCCGTACACAGCGGTCAATCACCGTCTTTTCAATGGGCTGCAATCCGTCCTTGCCGCCCACCACCAGCTCGCACAGGGACAACAAAAAATCCGCTTTCATGGAAAGCGGGCTTTCGTCATCGTCCAGGTCAAGCTGGATGTCCATGGGGTTAATGTGGCTGGGAGAGCCGGGGGCGATCTCGATCACCTGCCCGCCCAGCCTCCGCACCAGGGGCGCGTATTCGCCCATGGGATCGACAATCAGAATCCGATCCTTTGGGATGGTGAGGAACACATTTAAGAGCTCCCGTTTTGCGGCAAAGGATTTTCCCGAACCAGTCGAGCCCAGGTAGAGCCCGTTGGCTGATTTCAGCTTTTTGCGGTCAGCCATGATGACATTGTGGGAAAGGGCGTTCATGCCATAGTAGAGGGACGGCCCGGCCATGCGGAGCTCCCTGGTCATAAAGGGAATGAAAATCGCTGTGGAGCTGGTGGTCATGCCCCGCTGGATCTCCACCTCGTTATACCCCAGGGCCAGGGAGGAAACAAACCCCTGTTCCTGCTGCCAGTCCAGCCGTTTTAGGGCGCAGTTGTATTTCTGCGCGATGCCTCCCACGGTAAACACGTCGTTTTCCAGCCGCTGCCGGGTGGGGGCAAGGTTCACCACCGTAAAGGTCAGCAGGAACATCCGCTCGTTGCGGGATTGCAGGTCGGCCAGCAGTTCCGCCGCGTCCTTGCTGAATGTAATGAGGTCGGGCGGGAGGATGTCGGGATCGTACCCGGCCCGCACCGCCTTTCTTTGTTCCTCCACTTTCATTTTGCCGATGTCGGAGAGCTTGCCCTTGACGGTCTTAATGGCCTTTAACTGATCCACCGTCTGGACGTGCATAGTGACTGTCAGCTCCGCATCCAGCTCCAGGATTTCCGATAGCAGCTTATCCGAGAGCTCGGACGCTAAAATCTGCAAATAGGACGCCGCGCCCCAATACTGGCCCACCCGGAATGTCCGGGACTGCCTGAAGTCAAAGCTGTCCGGGGCGATATAGTCCTTTGTACCCATGCCCGTTTTGGTAATATCCTGCCAGGAGAAGCAGAACGCCTCCCGGCTGCCGGGGTGCATCTGCCCGTGGAGCAGGGCCAGACGTTCCCGCCCGTCCAGGGACTCCGATGGCACCCCAAGCCGTTTGAGGTTGCCTGTCACATCAGCTTCCACCCGTTCCAGCCGGGGCCGGGCCTCCCCAATCCCGTCGGCGGGGAGCCCAAAGGTGATATATTTGGAGCGTTCAATGCCATTGTTGCTTTTGGCAATCTGGTTTTTCAGCATCCCGGTAAATTCAGCCCGGACGCTGTTGAAGTCATCCTGGGCCGGGGGGATATTGACCTTGTACTTGCTCCGGGAACGAGATCGGCGGTTGATAAAGGAAAGCTGGAACGGCAGCGAGGTATCAAAGTAGTTGAGGAACGAGCTCCAGCCGCCGAAAATCGCCGTCTGATCCTCGGTGCTTGCCACCGAATAGTTGATGTCCTCATATTCCACTGTCTTTGTATAGAGCCCACCGGGGAGCTGGCACACTCCGTCCGGGTGCATCACCAGATAAGGGATCGTCTGCTGGGCGGACAGGGCCGCTTTCCGTTTAGTGGCCTTTCCGGGGCCGCGCTTTTGGTTTTTTGCTGTTTTCAATCGCATCCTCCTTTCCCGCAGCGCCCCGCTGGGTAAACGGGGCGTAAATATTCTGCGTCTGATAGGGCCTGATCCCAGGCCGCAGGAAACGGGCCCGGATGATGTTTCCCACCACCTTTTCCAGCGGGAGCCCGTCTTTTTCATACATCGCCAGCAGAAACGCCGGGAGTGCCACGGCCATCATCAGGAACATGGCCCCGGTATTGCCGATGGTGCTCCGGGCCAGCAGATAGGTGGGGATGCCCACCGCCGCCGCGATCCCGAAGCACACAAGCTGGCGTTTCGTCAGGTTAAAGGCCAGTTTGGTCTTGACCTTTGACAAATCGTTTGGAACATTTACATAGGGAATTTTGCTCACTTCCTTTCCGGCCCGGCCACCTCTGGACACTTTGTCCAGAAGTCCGGGGTATCTCAGCGCAGCACTTCCGCGATCCCCGCCATAATGTACTCCGCACAGGGTAAGGCGATAGCGTTGCCCAGGGCCTTATAGCGGCTGGCGGCGCTGATCTCGTTGCCGTCCGCACCGTATTTTGTCCAGCCCTCCGGCAAGCCCATCAGCCGCTCACACTCCAATTCTGTGGGAAAACGCACACAGCCGCCCGCCGGATCGTCCTCATACCAAAAGGCAAAGGGCGTTACTGTTCCAGCCAGCAGGGTGGGAAAAGGGTCAGTTGGTAATCCAAAGCTGTTTCGGAACGCGGTGTGCTGTCCGCCTTTTGCGGCTCCCCGCATACGGAATCCTTGAAAGGGTCGGACGATGGGTATTCGCCCCCCTGTTTCAAGAACAGGGCCTCGATCTCCGGCGGGGGCGGGCAGCCCGCCCGCTGTGCAAGGCGCAGGAAGTGGGAGCATTGGGCGGGGCTTAAACAATATTTCGGGAGCACGCCGCCCTCCAAAGTCTGCCACAAGAAAGACACGCTGCCGCCGGGCCAGCCGGGGCTTTGCCCAGTGTTGGGCATCCATGAGCCGCCATGCGAGATCGGGGCATCCCCCTCGCACCATTCCGGCGTTTGCCCATCTTCCCGAAGCAGGCATTGGAATTTCGGTGTCTGTGAAAGCGGATAGAACGGCTCTAAAGTCCATCCGGTCATTTGAAGAAAACGCTCCCATGACGTTTTCCCAAATAGTGATAACTGGATATAGATCATTGGTGGCCTTTCTCATTTCTTGAATGATACGGATGGCGTGGAAGAACAGGCCGGATTTGGCCCCATCCAGCCCCTCCCGCCTGCCAATCTGTGAAAGATTTTGACAAGGGGAGCCAAAGGTCAGCACATGGACGGGCGGGACGGCCCCGCCGTCCAGTTTGGTGATGTCCCCCAGGTGGGCCATGTCCGGGAAATGCCGCCGGGTGATGGAGATAGGGGCGGCCTCGATCTCGCTGGCCCACAGGGGACGGATACCGCACCGTGACGCTGCCAGGGGAAACACGCCGATCCCATCGAACAGGCTCCCCAGGGTAAGCGCACTCACAGGCCCACCTCTGGACACTTTGTCCAGAAGTCCGGGACGGTGCTTTCCACCTCGTTGCCCCACACATCCCAGCCGGGCGGCGTCTGCCTTGCAAACAGCTCCACCCTGGGCAGGTCGCCCATCAGGGCCACGATCTTTTCACGGGCCTCCTCCGGCTTGCGACTGTGTTCCTGTATGGGGGAAATGATAAACTGATGGACATTTGCCGCCTGCCGTTTCGGGTGTCCCCGTGTTGCCAGCAGGCACACCTCCGCGTTCCCCCTTGTCCAGAAGCCCAGGCCATAAAACCAACTGTCGGCCTTTCGGTTTTTCTTGAGCCACACAAACGCCACGCTTTTGTAGGTAAATCCCCACGCTTCAATCAGCCGCAGGGCCTCCGGGAGCTGGGGAAAGGTAGCCCACAAAAAAAGCGCGCTGTCCGGGGCCGCAAGATCGGCCACAGGCAACGCGCATAGCTCGTTGATCCCCATGGTGGGATAATGGTTTTCCGCCGCTCCCTGTACCTTTTTTGCGGAATACCGCCAGGGCGGGTCGGCGTAAATGATAGAATACTTCTCGATGGTTACACTCCTTTCTCCCCGGCCTCCACCGCCGCCCGCGCCAGACGGATGCGCTCCGTAGCGGCGGCATAGTAGGCCGGGACGGTTTCAAAACAAATAAAGCGGCGGCCTGTGTTGAGGGCGGCCACCGCCGTTGTAGCAGAGCCCGCGCAGATGTCCGCCACCACCTCGCCGGGCCGGGTATAGGTCTTGATGAAATACTCGCACAGCTCTACCGGCTTTTGCGTGGGGTGGACGGTGCGTTGGACGGCTGGAAAGGCAAGCACGTTTCCGGGATAGCGCAGGCCGTCCTCCGAGCCGCTGCCGGAACGGGTAAATTTCCCGTAGTTGGTGCTGTTCCCACGGTTGCCCGCAATTTTCTTGTAGGGCTTGCCCTGCTCAAACTGCGGATTGTAAAGCGGAAGTTTCTGATAGAACACCAGAATATTCTCCGTCTTTTTTAGCGGAGCCCGCCTTGCGTTGAGAAATCCGGTGCAGCGGCTTTTGTACCATACCCACTCATAGCGGAGCATGGACAGGTTGGATGCCCCCAGCACCTTGTCATAGGGACATTGGGCAAAGAACAGCACCGCGCCCTCCGGCTTGACCGCCCATTTTACCGCCTCCCACAGTTCAGGGAGCGGCAGGGGCACATCCCAAAAGTTCCGGGTGGTGCCATAGGGCGGATCGGTCAAGAGCATATCCACGGAATGACGGGGCAGGGAGTGCAGGCCCTCAATGCCGTCTTGCAGGAACAGCCCCTCCGGGGACTTCTGGACACTTTGTCCAGAGGTTGCCTTATCGGTCATCCCTGGCCTCCTTGCCCTTTGCCGGGGTGGGCCGGGCGGCGTTTTCACGGGCGGCCTGCGCCCGTCCCTCAGCTAACTGCTGGGCAATCGTCTTTGCGTCATCCCTGCCGCCCAGTAATTCACGCTTTTGTAAAACGTCCTCCGTTTCTGCCATAAAACAGTACACATCCGCCTCAGTAAATTCCTCCGGGGCTTTTCCATTCCACAGGGCCGTTCCATCCGGCCCATATCTTCTCGGCATATAACACCCCTTTCTCAATGTGCGTTAAAGATACTGCGGGCAATCGAGCCCGTTTTGAACAACATAAAGCAGAGCAGGACAGTATATCCCACAATGCCCCAAATCGCGCCGATGGGGTCGCCGCCTGTGGCAATCCCCTGGATCAGCACCGCGTAAATGGCAACGCATACCAGAATGAGCATCCCTTGAAAGCCCACAGCGAACAGGGAACGAAGATAGTTCTGGCCCATTTGCCCCACCTCCCGGTTGGAGATCGTTGCCATGGGGATGGGAGCCAAACTGGTCAGGATATAAATTTCCAACATTCTGCCATACACCAAAACAAAAATGACAATGCCCAGCGCCCACATGGTAACGCCAATGATAGAAGATTGGAGCCACAGGCCCAAAAGCGGCCCTAAATCCATCCCCTCCAGGGTGGTTTCCAGTTCCGCCAACATATCCGGCGTGATGTCCGTAGAGCCCTGGATGAGCCCGCCCGCCTGGGCGATCACGGACTGCGACACATCGAACACCGCCATTACAATATTAAAAGTGTTGGACAGAATAAGGATGGCACAAGCCGTTTTGAACATCCATTTGTAGATATTCGCCACATCAAACTCGTGCATATTGTTTTTTTCCAAAAGCATCTGTATGAGCTCATAGGTGGCAACAAAGGTCAGCACCAGACCGGCAATCGGTAAGATCACCGTTTCGGAAAGCTGGCGTATAAGGGAGAAAACCCCGGCGTTCCACGCCGCCGGGGTAGTCCCCACTTGTACCGCGATCTCCCCGACCTGGGCGTTGACGTAATCGGTGAGCCCCTCAAGGTTCCCCATGATTCCGCCAATCAGCAGCTCTTTGAGCCAGTCTGTAAGCCAGTCGGTGAGAAAATCCATAGGCCGCTACCTTAAAACAGGCCGGACAGCAGGGGGATCAGGGTGGTGCCCAGCAGGATGATGCCGCCGCCAGCCATGAGCTGCTTCATGCCCTGGCTTTTGGAGCCAGGGTTATCCGATCCATAGCCCTCCAGCAGATTGACAACGCCCCACACGCCCAAACCAGCGCCGAGAGCCACAACAAGGGTCTGCAAGGTATCGACAGCAGAAGAAAAGAACTCCATATAGCCTCCATTTCTCCGGGGATATTCCCGGCAATAAAAAAAGCCGCCATCACTGGCGGCAGGTTATGACCTCTGGACACTTTGTCCAGAAGTGGGATTTATACATAGGCATCCGGGTTGTCCACATCGTCATAGTTGAGGATGTCCTCGTCCTCGCCTATGGGCCCTGTGTCTGCCCCGTCCGCCTCGTACACTTCACAAGCCTCAGAAAGCCCAGGCCGCCTGCGGCGGTTTATGAGCCTGTCGAGGTCAAAAGCGTTTTTGACTTTATCGGCCTCAGCCGTGTATTTGTAGTTCGGGTGCTGTTTCAAATCGTACTTTGGGGAATAGAACGGGGGCAGGCCCCGGAGCTGTAAAATACAGCGATCCCCCGGCATGGTAGCAAGCTCGGCGGGGGTCATAAGCTCCCGGCCCAGCCGCTGGGTGTTGAGGTTGTAGCTTTCTGACTGGCCTTTGGAGCGGCCATCCGTCTGCATATAGATCGTGGCCTTTCCCAGCCAGTTTTCCGAAATCTCCTTGATGGTGGAGCTTTCCCTGCCTCCCAGAAAAACCACGCTGTCCATGTTTCCCATAATCGTTTCCGCGTGTTTGTCATAAATGGCCTTGCACTGCGCCATCTGCTGGTAAAAGAGGGTCAGCGATATTTCACGGGAACGGATGACGGCCACCAGCTTTTCAAGCTGGGGCACCTGGCCTGTGTTGGCCGCCTCGTCCCACAGCACCCGCACATGATGGGGGAGCCGTCCCCCGTGTACGTTGTCCGCCCGTTCACACAACAGATTGAACATCTGCGAAAAGGCCAGAGCCACCAGAAAGTTATAGGTGGGCGTGGTGTCGGAAATCGTGAAGAAAACCGCTGTTTTCCGATCCCCGATACGGTCAAGCTGCAATTCATCGTAGGCCATGATCTCACGGAGCTGGGGGATGTCAAAGGGGGCCAGACGGGAGCCGCAGGAAATCAAAATGCTTTTTGCCGTCTTGCCGCTGGCAAGTTTGTACTTTTTATACTGCTTGACCGCGAAGCAATCCGGCTTTCGCTTTTCCAGCCCCTTAAACATATAGTCAACCGCGTTCATAAAGTTTTCGTTGTCCTCTTTGACCTCCATGCCGGAAATCATATCCACCAATGTATTCATATTCCGATCCTCGGCGGGGCCCTCGAAAATGATATAGGCAATCAGGGCGCAATACAAAAGCGTTTCCGCCTTCGTCCAAAATGGATCGCCCTCTTTGCCCTCTCCCTTTGTGTTGCTGATTAAAGCGTCCACAAATTTCAAAATGTCGGCCTCGCTGTGGATATACGCCAACGGGTTATAGTGCATGGATTTTGAAAAATCAATGCTGTTAAAAACCTTGATCTTATACCCCCTGCGTTGTAGAAAGGCTCCCACCTGGGAGAGCACCCCGCCTTTGGGATCGACCACCACGAAGCTGCATCCGCCTTTTTTATCCGCGCTCGCCTGTAAAATCTGCGGGGTGAGCCAGAACCGGGTTTTGCCGGAGCCGGACGAGCCGATGACACAGGCGTTGAGGTTGCGGGCGTTGGCCGGGTTTTTCGGGCGGGTGTTCATAGTGAGAAACTCCGTCCCGGTGAGAATGACGTTGTTTTCAAACTTTGGATCGACGAAAGGGGCTATATCTTTCGGCCCGCCCCATCTGGCCGATCCGTATTCTTCATCCCGCCTGTATTTTTTGGCCTTTTTGCTTTTGAAGTAGATCAGCAGGCGAAAGCCCACCGCGCCCACAATGCCGATGAGCCAGTCAAGGGGATCAAGCCCCGGCGCAAAGTCGGCAAAGGCCGGGCCCACCGTCTGCCCCAGGCCCATGAGTTTATGGGGCAGATCCACGCCGGGGGCCAGCCGGTAGGCCGTCCCCAGCTTCAGACAGGCCCAGCCAATGAACAGGTACGGGATGTTTGGTATTACATATTTCTTGACGCTATCTGTCCTCATGCACCGCCTCCTTTGCGCGTTCTTTCTGGCGGGACGGCTGGCGGGCCAGTTCAGCGGCGGCCTCTTTGAGCTGTTGCCGGATCGGTGCTTTTGTGGATTTTGTGCGCTTTAGCAGCCGTTTGGAATACTCGGAGAAACAAGCGGTGATCGCATCGGCCTGCCCCGCCTTAAAAAACAGCAGGTGTTTATCCGGCGCGACTTGATAAAAGGCATAGTCCACATTCCATTTCCGGGCTACCCGGTCAAAGAGGACGGGGGCCTCCACTTCAATGCTGTTTGTGGCGGCCCCGTGGCCCATGAGCTGGCGCACCGTCTGCCTGCCGTGGGGCGTTTGTTTGGCCCGGTGGTGTTTGGCAATCTTCCGGGCAATCGCCCCCAGTACATAGGCAAGCCCCCGCGCTGTGAGTTTGCTTGCCTTGATCGATACCGCTATGGTTTGCCTGGAAATATCTTCATCTACCAGCCAAATCCCTCCCTTCCATGAAAAAAGCACCTCTGGACAAAGTGTCCAGAAGTGCCGCTATCGGTCTGTATGACTCTGCTCCGGGTGTGGACGTTCCGCTGCCTGGGGAAAACGGTCAATGACTTCTTTATAAGCCGCCATCTGTTCCCGGATGGAGAGCTGTGGATAGGCAAAAACCTTGTGTTCGTCAGGAATGTCCTCCCGCCCGTGGTAGTATTCAATAAACTGGCTGCCGTTGGGAAGAAGAAAACCGCCTTTGACAAAGCTGCCATCCTCATTGATCCGCATATCCCGGCCATACGCCTCATAATCGAAATAGTCCCTCAGGTTTTCGGGAATGTCGATCATTTCCATATCCTCCGCATAAATGCGGCCCAGGGTTTCATCATCGGACACGCCGATATAGAAATCGTAACAATCCAGATTTTCCGCAAGGTTTATGAGGTCGCCCGCGCCGGAAGTATGCTCGCCGCTGGCAACAACTGCCTCAAACTTCTCCAAATCGCTTTTATCCAACTCGGAAAGCAGACAGGCCAAATGGTTGAGTTCGTCAATACTTTCATATTCCCCCAGGCAGGCGTTAAGCTCCGACAGGTCGCCGTCATAATCGGCAATAAAAATCTCCTCATAGCGGATATTATCAATGCCGATCTGTTTTAAGACTTCCTGTACCGCCTCTCTGGTGGTGGGGAATTTCAGAAGTGCGCTTGCCAGCTCGCCCTCGTTATATTTCCCCAGGTTGGTTACATACGCCTCAATTACTGCCATGTCAGCGCCTCTGGCCTTTGACGGTCAGGATACCCTCCAAGGTGGTGGCGGTGATCCCCAGCCGCTGGGCAACGGCGATGTCATTCTTCACTGCTTCATTGACATAATTCCCGCACACCACCAGCACACGGGAGCGCCGGAGCAGATCGCGCCCCATATCAATACCGCTTTTATGTTCCTCCGGCACTACGTCATTGAGGAACAACGGCAGGTAGAGCATAGGGCAGATGGGGGAATAGCCCGCGTCATAAACAATGCGGCAGTATTTAGCTGCCTGTTCCGTAACCTCGCACGCATCACCGCGCCATGCAGCGGTCACATACGCAAGGGGTCGTTTCATAATCAAAACCTCCGTTTCTTTTCCTTATATAATAAGGTAGGGTCAACCCTATCCCCCCGCCCTTTCCCATTCATGGGAAAGGGGGCGGCTCTGGAGGATATACCCCCGCCGCCTTGCCGGGAATAGCACAGCCGGGGCAGGCCGTAAAGGGCAAGCCGCCGCAAGCGGCGGGCGTTCCGCCCCTTGACGGCCCGTTCCCGGCTGTACTAAAAAATACCCGGCGACGGGGGATATATCAACACCGAGCCCATCCCAAACGGGGAGCGTTTACCTCTGGACAAAGTGTCCAGAAGCGGGGCCCGATTACTTGTCGAGCTCGTTCTTTTTCTCCGGCTTTGCCAGTTCGGGCGGCTGTTTCTCTTTCCACTCGTCCAGCAGGGCCATGATCTGTTCTTTCATTTTGGCAGGAGTGACCTCCTTGCCGAAATACTTGTTGAGTTCATCGGTGCTGATAATCACGTTGTCAACCTCCCTTTTTTCTTCGCTCAAAATACCATCAATGACATCGCCGTTGAGCAATCCCTCCTGATCCAGCTCCCGGAGCCGCTTTGCCTGCTTGACCGAGGGCGAGGACTGCTCCCCGTCAATGGACACGGCAATCAGCCGCTGGTTTTCCGGCTTGATATACGACAGCTCCACGGCGGGCATAAAGCCCATGTTTTTTGCGTCCACCTTTTCCAGAAGCTCCGGGACAAGATGGTTGAGCCGGACATAGCGGAGCACCTTTTTATAGTTCATGTCATGCTCCTTGCCCACAATCTCCACCGAGAGCTTACCCAGGGCCTCCGCCTCCTTGTCATTTTTGGGCCGGGCTCCCTGGCGTTTGATGGCCTCCAGCTCCAAATCCAACAGCTTTGCCAGTTCGCTGGGCAGGGGCTCCCCGCGCTGCTTGTTGCTGTTCCGCATTTCCCGGACAGCTTCAAGATCGGTCATCTCCCGGACGATACAGGGCATTTCCTCCAGCCCGGCCCGTGTGCCGCCATGGTGTCGGCGGTGTCCGGCGATAATCTCATAGCCCTTGCCGTCCTTTTCAGGGCGGACGGTGGCGGGGGTCATAATGCCGTGTTCCTTGATCGTCCCCACCAGATTGTCCATCGCCTTATCGTCCTGCACCTTGTAGGGGTGCTCCCGGAACGTATGGAACGGATGAAGCTCCGCCATTTTCAGATAGACGATTTTTCCCTCTTCCACAGGACGGGGCGGGACTTCCGGTGTGGGCGGCAGGTGGATCTCCGGGGGCGGGGCCTCCGCCTCCTTGACCGGGGCGGCCTTACCCTTTGGAACCTTTACACCGGGCCCGGCACCCCCGGAGCCCGTTTCTTTGCCCTTATCCTTTTTCCCACCTCTGGACACTTTGTCCAGAACACCGGGGGCCGGGGACTTGCCAAGGGCCGCCTTGTCAACCTTAGACGGGAGGCCCTTGCGGGTGCCCGGCCCCTTTTCCGGCTTGTCGGGCTCCGTCTTATCCTTTGCCTTTTTCGGACGGCCCCGGCGCTTCTGTGCTTTTTCCTCCTCCTTGATTTCATCCAGGGATTTTTCCCAAGGGGGCTTTTCCTCGTTCCCGAACAAGTCGCGGAACGCCTCATCCCCATGTTGAGGGGAGCCCTCCTCGACAGCCGGGGCCTCCGCTGTTTTTTCCCCGGTGGCCCGCGCCGCCGTCAGATCGATGACCTTTCCAGACGGGGCGGCGGGTGTATCTTCTTCATGGAGTACCTCCGGGCCGGGATGTTCCGGCGCGGGCTGTTCTGGTGTGGGAGAGCCGCCCGGCTCGGCAGGGCCGGGGGACTCCGGGGCCTGCTGTTCCTCCAGGCCCGTTTTCAGTTTGTCATCCGCCATTAACAAAACCTCCTTTTTGTGAAATGAAAAAAGGCCAGACCACACGGCCCGGCCAGCTTAAAATATTTCCCCCCCTTTCCTTTTTCAAAATATATAATCGGCACCACTCCTTTCTCAGTCCGGGCCATAAAAAAACGTCGCTTTTCACAAAGAAACAGCGACGTTTTCGTGTAGGTTGGCTCGGTTTTTGTTGTGTTTTATGATTATACCCTTGTATAAAAACCTAAGACATACCCCATTAAACTGGCAGACGGATTTTACATCATTCGCAAGTTGACCGTGACGGAATGTAAACGCCTCCAGACCGTGCCGGACACATACGCCTTTCCTGTCAGCGACACCCAGGCGTATAAAATGCTGGGCAACGGCTGGACCGTGGACGTGATCGCCCACATTATGAGCCATTTTACCGGGCTGACAGAGGAGGCGGTGGAAGTGCTTTCCATGTACGACGGCATGAGCTGCGGCCATATCGCGCTGGACAAGCTGGGCGCGGAGATCACCGCCTATTATGCAACCGAGATCGACAAATACGCCGTACAGACCACACAGCACAATTTCCCGGACACCGTGCAGCTGGGCGACGCTTTCCAAGTTCGCGCAGAGGACTGGCGCCTGCCGGAACCTGTGGGAATGGAGGCGCCCGCCAATGGCTGAAATAATCCTGACGGGCGACGCGCTGGAGCAACTGCGGCATTTACCGCCCGAAAGCGTCCATACCTGCGTCACCTCCCCGCCCTACTATAATTTGCGAGATTATGGCGCGGCGGGTCAAATCGGAAACGAGGCCAGCGTGGAGGAATACCTGCAATCGCTGGTTTCCGTTTTCCGTGAGGTCCGGCGGGTTCTGCGGACGGACGGAACCCTGTGGGTGAACATGGGCGACAGCTACGCCACCAGATCAGGAAGCCAGCCGCCGACGAATACCCGTAATTCCTGCGGCCACACAGCGAAGCATACGCCGCGGGGGTACAAATACAAAGACCTGATCGGCGTTCCCTGGCAACTGGCTTTTGCCCTCCGGGCAGACGGGTGGTATTTGCGCCAGGATATTATATGGAACAAATCCAACTGTATGCCGGAGAGCGTCCGGGATCGCTGCACCAAGAGCCACGAATATATTTTTCTACTTTCCAAATCGGAACGCTATTATTTCGACGCGGCGGCGATCAGCGAACCCGTTACATCAACCAAGGGCAACGCCAGGACGTTCCGCGGCGGCGGTGCCTACACCGGCGGGCGGTCACATGACAACAGCGCCCAAGTGGAGCGCGAGAGCCACGGGAACCGAGAAAACCAGACGGGCCGCCGGAACAAGCGGGACGTGTGGACCGTAAGCACAAACGGCTTTCGCGGCGCCCATTTTGCCGTGTTTCCTGAAAAGCTGATTGAACCCTGTATTTTAGCAGGCAGCCCATTGGGCGGCACGGTCCTGGATCCGTTCGCCGGGAGCGGCACCACCGGAGTGGTGGCCAAGCGCCTGCGGCGCGATTTCATAGGCTGCGAGATCAACCACGACTATGCACAAATGGCAGCTGACAGAATAGCGGCGGCCACGCCGTAAGGAGGGCACCGTGGAAGTAACTGTAAATATGACCGCAGAGGAGTTTCTGGAGTTTGTGGCCTGGGGGAAAGACCGGGACTATTACAAAAGCAGGCTGGACAAGGAACTGAACAAGCGGGAAATACTGGCAAAGAAAACGTGCTGGGCAATCGACGCAGATCCGAAGAAGCCCGGCAAGGTCAAAATCATTGACCAGGACCACGCGGCGGAATTGCTGGAAATGGCCAAGGATTACCTGGCATAAAAAGAAAAGCCACCTGCGCCCGGTGCTGTCAACACGGCGCAGGTGGCAATATAGACGACGGAAAACCGTCCGATATACCTATATTATATCAGGTTCCCGGACGGAATACAAGCCGGAAAAAGCGACGGGGCCACGGCCCCGTATAGCGCCGGTAAGAGTGATTAGTAAAGTGACCAGCAGCAGAAAAGGAGGCACCCATGGCCTACGTTCATAGGGTGGTGAAAGCTGGTCCGTGTGTCGAACACAAGAAAATGCAATCTTTCCGGGTTCACACCAAAGGAGTGAAGCGCGGCCCAAATACCGGCCACACCACCGAGAAGCAGGAGCGGATCAACGAGCGGGTGGCAGAGGAACACCTGCGCTGGGATATAAACGCCAATTTCGGCCATAGGGATCTACACGCCGTTCTACACTACTACGTCAAGGACAGTTCTTTCGAGGAGATCCTGGAGAACAAGGCCGCCTTTCTGCGGAACCTGCGGAAACTCTGCAAAAAGCGCGGGATCACGTTCAAGGCCGTGGTGGTCATAGAAACCAAGCGCATGACCAACCCGCACATTCACGTTATCATTTCCCGCATGGATCCGGAGATCATCACGGAGGCGTGGGAGAATGTCCCAAGAGGCGGCGGAGGTATCAGCTTCAAGCCTATGGACAGGCGCGGCAACCACTACAAGCTGGCCGCCTACCTGATGAAAGAAAGCCGTTCCACCATGGAGAGGTACAGAGAGATCGGCAAGCGCGGGAAGCGGTACAGCAAAACGCAGAACATGGACAAGCCGGAAATCACATACACCGCCGTGCCTGCGTCCAGCTGGAGAAAGGACCCGAAAGCGAGAAAGGGCGCCGTGCTGTATAAGTTCGACGACGGATCCACCTGCCGGAGCGGGTGGCATGAGATCAGCGGTTACCCATACCAGGAGTATTTCGAGATTTTCAACGAATAGGAGGGTTTTCTGTGAAAATCTACATATCAGGCAAGATCACCGGGGACAGGCGTTATAAAGCCAAGTTCCGAGAGGTGGAAAAGAAGCTGGCGGCGGCGGGCCATATCGTCCTGAACCACGCCACGGCGCCGGAGGGGCTGCGCCCCGTGGATTATATGCGCCTGTGTTTCGCCATGATGGAGGCGGCGGACGTGGTTCTGTTCATGCAGGATTACCAGGACAGCCGCGGCGCCATGCTGGAATGGGCGTGGTGCCAGTACGTTGGAAAACAGACCTGTTTCGACCTGGCGGCGTTTGGGGGTGGTGACAATGCTTGAAATAACACCCATGACGCTGAAAGAGGCCAACGCATACGTTGAGCAAAACCACCGGCACCACGGGCCTGTGGTGGGGCACAAGTTTTCAATAGGCTGTTCCGACGGGGAGAAAATCGTGGGCGTGGCTATTGTGGGCAGACCTGTGGCGCGGCATTTAGACGACGGGTGGACGCTGGAGGTAAACCGCCTCTGCACAGACGGAACCCGCAACGCCTGTTCCATGCTTTACGCCGCCGCGTGGAGAGCCGCCCGCGCCATGGGATATAAACGCCTGGTGACCTACATCATGGAGAGTGAAAACGGGGCCAGCCTCCGGGCAGCTGGCTGGAAGTGCGTGGGACAAGCTGGCGGCCTCCGGTGGACCGGAAAGCGCAGGCCGGAGGTTGACCTGTACCCGGCGCAAATGAAAATCAGGTTTGAACGGGAGGTATAAGCGCATGAGTATTATTTGCATAGCCAAAGGAACGGCCACCATAGGCCTGACGACGCGGGGCGCAGATGGGCAGATCATAAGCCAGACGCCGGCGCGGTGGGAGCATGACCCGGACGGCGGGTGCGTCGCCCTCTGGACGATGAACCCTGAAACCGAGGAACAGGAAGCCCCGGCGCGTATCTATGGCGACTGGCAGGCGTCGGAATACCTGGGCGACGTTCTGGCGGAACTGAAACCGCGCCGCAAGGTAAACCTGCCGGATTTCCCGGCAATCGTCCGCGCGGCCATGGCCGACGGTATGGACATTTGCGTGTACTGCCAGAGTTTTGGCTGTAACGAGTGCATAGTGAACGAGTGGAAAAGCGAAAGGAGCGACGAAGAATGAACAAGACGAAAATTGACTGGGCCACAATGTCCTGGAACCCCGTAACCGGCTGCCGCCATGGCTGCCCGTACTGCTACGCCAGGCGAACGGCCACACGCTTCAACGCAGGGCTGGAGGATCCGACCCCGCTGGCCTGCGGCCTCCATGTGCTGCCGGAGAAGATCAAGGCGACGCCATACCCGTATGGTTTCGAGCCTACCCTGCACCGCTACCGCCTGGGCCAGCCGCAGAACACAAAGGAACCGCAGACCGTGTTTGTTTGCAGCATGGCGGATCTGTTTGGGCGCTGGGTGCCCACCTCCTGGATCGTGGAGGTGCTGGACGCCTGCCGCAAGGCACCCCAGCACCGCTATTTGTTCCTGACGAAGAACCCGGCCCGGTATCTGGAGTTGGACCACCTGGCCCTACTGCCCCACGAAAGCAATTTCTGGTATGGCAGCACCGTGGCGAACATGGACGCGGCGGGAATGTACGCCATGCAGGGCGTGAACATCAACAGCTTTTGGAGCATGGAGCCGCTGCTGGGGCCGGTGGACATGGCCGCGGCGGAGGGTTTACCGGAGTGGGTGATCCTGGGCGCCGAAACCGGCAACCGACCGGACAAGGTGACGCCCGCCCGCGAGTGGGTGGACAACATCGTGGCATTTTGCGAGGAGAACGAGATCCCTGTGTTCTTCAAGGACAATCTGCGGAAGTATTTCCCGGATCTCCCTGCCTCTGCTTTCCCCTGGGAGGTGTGAGCCGTGGAAAACACCGAGAAAGTGGAGATCGGTTACACCGTGCCGAAAGAACGCTGGCAGGAAGCAGCCAAGAACCTGGAGGAACTGGGGAACGTGCTGGCCGCTGGATTTCTGAAACAGAACAAGGACGGGCGCGGGAAAGAGGACGCGGACGACATTATGGCGGACATCATGCTGGCCTGCATGGCGCTTTACCATGTGGCGGAGTTCGCAACGGACAAATGCCGGATCATTCCGCTGCCCGGCAAGGACGGAGGTTAATATGCTGGCTGTGCTTATGAGCATGAAACCGGAGTGGTGGGAGAAGATCCTGGCCGGCGAAAAAACGTTGGAAATCCGAAAGACACACCCGCAAAATGAAAGGCTTGAATGGCCCGTGACCGTTCTGGTGTACGTTAGCGGCACCGGAGCGGTGCAAGGTCAATTCCTTTGCCCTGGGGAAGTATCATACCGAACCATGCAAGACCTGGAAGAAATGTCATGCGTTCCGCGTGAGGATCTGCTGAAATACGCAAAAGGCAGGCGGCTTTCCGGCTGGATCGTCCAGTCACCGGAGAAGTTCGACGCGCCCAGCCCTCTGGCAGAGTTCGGCCTGGACCGTCCGCCCATGTCGTGGCAGTATGTGGAGATCCCGGACGCGGAGGAGGTATAAGCGTGAAAGAATATTTCAAAAACGCACTGATTATATGCGCTGAAACGACGCTATTGGTAGTCTGTTGGGGACTGGCAGAGTTCGCGCTGGCGGTGCTACGAATAGAAATCGGCCTGACAAACCGGGCTGTGGGCGGGTTCATACTGGCGGCGGCCCTAATCGGTGCGGCGTTTAGAACGGCCAGAGAGCGCCGGAGAAAGGAACGGGCCGCAAAATATGTCCCGGTAGTCCTGGAAAGCGCTATAAACGTCCAGCGCAGTCTATTGCGGGATATTACTGCATCGGAGGATCAAAGCCAGATCAATACATGGCGAAAAAGCGTCGTCAAAATGACCCTGGCAGCCCTAAATGAAAAGCGGGAACGCATGATCAAGAACGGAGCGGAGAAGTGAAAGCAGAAAAGCCACCGGCAAGCCCACAATGTACGGACTGCCCACTCTGGAAATATGGCGCTGTGTCCTGCGCCCGTTTTAATCTGCGCTATGCGCTGAATGAAATGTTAAAAGAACTCCCGTTCTTTCGCAGAACGGCGGAGGAAAAAATTGTTTGCCCGCATAAGGAGGCCAAGAAATAACATGGCCATAAACGTTTCCGACCTGCCGCCGAAG